ATTTCCAGATATCTTAAAAGGACTAGAAGAAAAATACGATTGGATTAATTGTGAATTTATAGATCAAAAATTAATTGAAGTTCATTTCAGAAGAAATCCAGATTTTAGATTTGATAATGAATCGATCATACCAATATGGGATGATGAAGAAACTCCAAAAGAAAACTACATAGAAGAGAAGGATTATAAAAGAAAAGGATTTATTATCAATGGATAAAGAATTTCTCAGAGAAATTAAACACGATAAGATTACACCAAAGAGTGATAAAAAATTAAATGAGGATGGTTTTTTTGAACTTGATGACGAGAAAAAAGAATCTTTGAATCAATTTATCTTAAGAGAGATTATTATTAATTAAATTTCGATTGAGTGTCTAAATAAGGTAGAATTGTTGTAGTAAAAAATTGCCTGTCCAAAGAATCAGTAAAGGGTTCAAAGACGTTAGTGCTTCATTTAAAATCAATCCATTAAATTCCGATTTAATTGTATTGAGAAATGAGAACGCTATCGCTAGATCAATTCGTAATATTATATTCACGATACCAGGTGAAAAACCATTTGAACCTAACTTTGGATCAAATGTGACAAATCTACTCTTTGAAAACATGTCTCAATTGACAGCAAATTCAATTAAGACTGAAATTCAAAATAGTATTAACGCATTTGAACCCCGTGTATCATTGATCAGTGTCAAGGTAAAGGCAAATTTTGATGATAATGCATTTGATTGTTTAATTAATTACAGAATCATTGGTATCGATGCACCCACTCAACAATTAACCTTTGCATTACAACCCACTAGGTAAATGCCTTTAGTTAATTTTAGCAACTTAAACTTTGATCAGATAAAGACATCCATAAAGGATTATCTTCGTGCAAATTCAAATTTCACTGATTATGATTTTGAAGGATCGAATTTATCTACAATCATTGATACACTAGCATATAATACATACATCACTTCATATAATGCCAATATGGTATCAAATGAGGTGTTTATTGATAGTGCTACATTAAGAGAGAACATAGTTTCTCTTGCAAGAAATATTGGTTATGTTCCAAGATCAAGAAAGTCTTCTACTGCAACAGTATCATTTTCTGTTGATGTTTCAAATACAAGAGCATTAACAGTAACACTCAAAGCCGGAGCTGTATTAACATCCAGATCTACTGGTGTCAGAAGAACTCAGAATTTTATATTTTCAATTTTAAATGATATTACCGTTCCTGTTGATTCAAATGGATTTGCAAACTTCAATGGTATTGAAGTAAATGAGGGAACTTACATTACACAGACATTTACAGTTAATACAGCATACCCAAATCAAAGATTTATTTTACCAAATTCTGGAATTGATACAGATAAGATATCTGTAGTTGTAAAAGATAATCAACAATCAACTTTACAAAGAAAGTTTGAATTATTTGATAGTTTATTTTCTGTTGATGCATCAACAAGATTGTATTTTATTCAAGAAATTGAAAATGAACGATATGAGTTATTATTTGGTGATGGGACTTTTGGTGTAGCACTTGAGAATCAAAACTATATTGAAGCAAGTTATATTACATCAAATGGAAGTCTAGCAAACAATATTTCTAATTTTTCATTCATCGGTTCACTTGTAGATAATAATGGTTCAGTAGTTACATCTGGTGTGTCTGTAATTACTACCAATCAACCTTCTGGTGGCGGTAAAGAGATTGAATCTGTAGAGTCAGTTAAGAAATATGCTCCACGTATCTACGCATCACAAAATAGAGCAGTAACCTCTTCAGATTATGAAGCAATCATTCCTTCATTGTATCCAGAAGCAGAGTCTGTTTCTGCATTCGGTGGAGAAGAACTGAGTCCTCCACAATATGGTAAGGTTTTTATTAGTATCAAACCATATAATGGTATATTCTTATCAAGTGATATAAAACAGAATTTACAACAAAGTTTGAGAAAATATTCTGTTGCAGGTATTATTTCAGAAATTATTGATCTAAAATATCTTTACATTGAAGCATCTGTAAAGGCATATTATAATAGTAATTTAGCCCCTTCCTCCTCATTTGTTAGGGACCAGGTTATTACCAATATTCAAAGATACTCTGATTCTACTGAGTTAAATAAATTTGGTGCCAGATTTAAATATTCAAAATTTCAAAAAGTAGTTGATGATAGTCATGAATCAGTGACTTCTAATATTACAAATATTGATATGAGAAGAGATATTGAAGCAAAATTAAATACTTTCGCAGAGTATGAAATTTGTTTTGGTAATAGATTTCACATAAAAAATCCTGGTTACAACTCAGTAGTTGATGGTACATTAATTGGTTATAATGTTAAATCCTCTGGATTCAGAGTAAGTGGAATTAGTGGAACAGTTTATATTGGTGATCAACCTACAGGAAATTTAGATACGGGAACGCTCTTTTTGTTTAAATTAAAAAGTTCTTCTGAACCAGTGATTGTTAAGAGAAATATTGGTAGTATTGATTACATTAAAGGTGAATTAAGATTAAATCCAATTAACATTATTTCAACAGTTGTGAATAGAAACACTCCTCTGATTGAAATTTCTGTAACACCATATTCAAATGATGTCATAGGTCTTCAAGATCTTTATCTTCAATTGGATGTAAATAATACAACAGTTGATGTAATTCTTGATAATATTTCTTCAGGGAATGACATATCAGGAAGTAACTATCTTGTTTCATCAAGTTACACTACAAACAACCTTGTAAGGGGAAATCCTATCATAACCACCTCTTCAAATGATCAGTTGTTGACCACTACTACTGTTAATGGTAATAGTGCCAATGTATCAAACTCAACATTATAATTTTCCTATTAAGTTAGAAAACAAAAATGACAGTAGATAGAGTTAAGTTTCAGGAAATCGTATCAAGTCAACTTCCTAGATATGTAAGGGAAGACTTTCCTCTTCTGGTAGAATTTTTGGAGCAGTATTATGTTTCTCAAGAATACCAGGGTGGTACTTATGATATAATTAATAATATCGATAAGTATGTAAAAGTCGATGAACTTTTTAATTTAAAAAATTCTACTACTTTATCATCAGATGTATCTTTTGTTGATACAACTATTCATGTTTCAAGTACTGAAGGATTTAATGATAGAGATGGTATCATTAAAATTAATGATGAAATAATTTATTATAAATCAAAAAATTCTACTTCATTTTTAGAATGTTATAGGGGATTTAGTGGTATAACAAATTATATCACTCCAGGAAGTCAAGATGAACTTACTTTTTCATCTTCTGAAGTAGATTCACATGTATCTGGAACGGTTGTTTATAATTTAAATATATTATTTCTTCAAGAATTTTTTAAAAAACTTAAAAAACAGATTGTTCCTGGGTTTTCTGAAAGATCTCTTTTTAGTGACTTAAATCAGAAAAATTTTATATTTAATTCTAATAGTTTTTATACATCTAAAGGAACTGAACAATCATATGAAATTCTTTTTAGAGCACTTTATGGAGAAGATGTAGAATTAATAAGACCATCACAGTATCTTTTAACTCCGTCAAATGCAGACTATAAGGTCACCAAAGACTTTATAGTAGAAGAACTACAAGGTGATCCTAAGCAGTTAAAAAATTTAACAATATTTCAAAAATTAACTGGAGCAAGAGGTTCAGTAACTGATGTTGAAGTAATACCTTATGACAACTATCAATATTATAAAATTAGTATTGACTCTGGATATTCTAGAGATGTAAATGTATCTGGATCGATTTATGGTGAATTTAAACCAAATCCACATACTAAAATTATAAATGATGTAAGTGTAGGGTCTACAATTATTGATGTAGATTCGACTGTTGGTTTCCCAGAATTTGGTGATTTAGTCACAAGAGACGTAGATGGTAATGAAGTTGGTGTTGCTTATAGTGGAAAAACTTTAACACAATTTTTCAATGTAGGTAATATTTTTTCTAATATAAGTAAGAAAACAAATATTTCTCTCGATTCATATTCATATGCATATGTTGGAATTGACACAACAAATCAGATCAGAGTTAGATTTACGGCATCTTTGAAAGAATTTGAAGCATATGATAATAATTACTATTATAAAAAAGGTGATACTATTCAGTTAAAATCTTTAGGTTATGAAGCAAAAGGTAAAAAGTCAAATAATTGGTCATTAAATGTAAAAACTCGTTGGAATGTAAAAACTCTAACAGTTTTAGATTCTAATATTTTTTCATATAGATTAGAATTTTATAATAGTCATTTTTTACAAGAAGGTTATAAAGTTCTTCTAGAAAATGTGGAGGGTTCATTCAGTTATATTGGTACTGTTATAAGAGTACCAACATCAACTGAAGTTATTGTTAATTTTAGTCAATCTGTAAATTCAAACCAAGAATATTATATAGAAAATCAAACTTTAAAAGGTAATTCTTCAAAATATCCATATTTACAGTATTATATTGCAAATGTAGAAAATACGTTTGCAAAGTTTAATAGTGATGTCATGATAGCATCAAATTCTATCCCATATTATTATAATTCTCAAACTAATCCATATGATAAGACAGTAGTTTTTAGTGGATCTTATACTAGTACTGATGAACTGATATTACCAATCAATTCAACAACACTAAAGGATCATGGTTTTTATACTGGAGATTCTGTTAACTTACAAATTAATGGTGAAGGATTTGAAGATATTACATCTGGAGCATATTTCGTAACCAGAGTAGATGAAAGAAAAATTAAATTATCGAGAAGTTATGCAGATTTGTCGAGAGGGACTTATCTCATCTTTAATGGTTCAGTAACAGATGCTGTCATAACTTATCTTGATTTTTATAGAAAAGATATTGAACCGCAAGGAATCTACAGACAAATATTACAACCAATTAATAATGATAAAGATCATGTGACAAATTCTGGATATATTGGAATATTTGTCAATGGTGTTGAACTTTTAAATTATAAATCACAGAATAGTGTTTATTATGGAGATATATTAGATTTCACAATTACATCTAGTGGTGAGAATTATGATGTAATTAATCCTCCAGTTCTTAATATTAATGATATACAGGGAAGTGGTGCTGAGGGTGTATGTAATGTTTTAGGTGAATTAAAAAGATTGGAAGTTATTGATACTGGTTTAGGATATTATTCAAAACCATCGATAAAAATATCTGGAGGAAATGGATCTGGAGCAAAAGCAGAACCAAGATTAACTTCAATAAAATATAGTTTACCATTTTTGGCGAATGGTCAGTTAGATCAGGTTAATCTCACAGATAATATTATTAGTTTTTCTGACGATCATAAGTTACTTGATGGAGAGAGAGTAATCTATGAACCAAGACTTAATACAGTTGTTGGTGGACTGACCACCGAGGCACAATATTTTATTCAAATTGCTGGAGAGAAAGAAATAAAACTCCATAATACTGAATCTGATGCTTTAGCTGGAATTAATACAGTAAATCTTACATCATATGGAAATGGAACTCAATACATAGTTGCTGCAGAACTTAAACAGATTGTTTCATCAGTTGTTGTTACTGATCCAGGTCAAGGATATGAAAATAAAAGAAGGACAATTCCTCAGGCTGGTATTAATACAGCATTAAATCAAGTTAACATAAAAAATCATGGATACCAATCCAAAGAAATTGTAAAATATACCGAGGGTCAAACTCCCGTTCCAGGATTATCTGAGACTAAAGATTATTATGTTATTAAAGTTGATGATGATAACTTCTCAATCAGTGAAGTCGGTGTTGGTACTATTCCAAGAGATTATTATTATGATAATGGTATTATTATAAATTTCAGTGATGGTGGAAATGGTTCATTCAATTATCCACCGATTACTGTAGAAGTTGAGGGCCCATCTGCATCATATGATAAATCTTTCGTTGAGGATTTCCAAGAACTTTACATCATTGAATCACCAATTAATGAAAATATAATTACTCCAGTACAAACTCTTGCTTGGACAGACACTGAAGCTCAAATAAATTCTCCAGGAAATCAAAATGAATATTATGTTTTAGTTTCTCTTGATGCAAACTGGTTAATTTCAGATGAACCATTTGTTGGTAACATTAGACAGTATAAAGCTGTACTTCAACCAATTTTTAGAGGAGGAATTCAGTCTATTGACTTGGTTAATGGTGGTGTTGGGTATGGTTCATCCGAAATTATTGGATTTAGGAGACAACCTGACTTAGTATTCAGTTCTGGTTCTGGTGCAAAAATAACTCCTATTATTAATAATGGTCAAATAAGTGATATTATTATTAATTCTCCTGGAAGTGGATATAATTGTCCACCAGACCTTGAAATTATAAGTGATACTGGTAATTTTGCATCATTAACTCCTATTGTTGTAAATGGAAGACTTACTGAGGTAAAAATTATAAAGGGTGGAGCTGGATATGTATCTGGAAAAACTAATATAAATGTAATTTCTGCTGGTCAAGGTGCAAGAACAAATGCAAATGTAAGAGGGTGGAATGTAAACTTATTTGAAAGAAATTTCTCAAATTTCTTAGAAGATGATGGAATAATTCAAGAAAATATTTCCAATGAAAGTCTGCAGTACTCTCACTTATATCTCCCAAGATTACTAAGAGAGTCTTTATATTCAATTGAAGGTTTTGAGGAGGATAATATTAAATATGGTATTTTTGATCTCACATTAGATGAATCTGGAATAGAACAAACAAACATATATCATTCACCAATCGTTGGATGGGCATATGATGGTAATCCAATTTATGGGCCATATGGTTTTAGTAACATAGATGGAACTGGATTCATAAAGAGAATGGAAAGTGGATATAAACTCAAAGAAACTTTTTCAAATAGACCTTCTTATGATAATTTTCCAAATGGATTTTTTACAGATGACTATGAGTTTACTGGAGCAGGTGATCTTGATATTCATAATGGAAGATTTTGTGTAACTCCAGATTATCCTAATGGTGTTTATGCATATTTCTGCACTATTGATGACGACATTGATTCTGGTGGACCTTTCGATAAACTTAGAAGACCTTCTTTCCCTTATGTCATTGGAGACTCATTTAAATCAAAACCAATAGATTTTAACTTTAAATCTAGTTCTAATCAATCTGATTATGATATTGAATCGGAGGGGTGGCTCAGAAATACAAACAATTATTATACAAATGGGGGTAATAGTGGATATGATTATATCTTTAATTCAAATACTCAAAGAAATCAATCCATTGATATTACTGCAACAACTCAAGGAACAGTAGACTCTATTCAAATATTAGATCCTGGCTCTAATTATCGTGTCAATGATAGAGTCATTTTTGATGAAACTGGTACTGATGGAAGAAATGCTGATTGGAAGGTTTCTAAGGTAAATGGTAAAGAAGTTACTAGTGTAAGTCTTGCGACTACAGTTTTTAATGACGTAACATTTGTAAGTGATAGATCTTCTAATGGATTTATAGGATATTCATCAATACCTCATGATTTCCTTCCTAATGATATCATATATGTAAATGGTTTATCGAATAATTTTAAAAATTTTGAAGCAGCTTATAGTGTAGGAATTAATACTAATAGATGGACTTTATCTTTGGGAGTTAATCCAACTACAACAACTGGAATTGTCACATATTTCTATGTAAATGGATCTTTAGATGAGTCGTTTATAAGAGAGAATGATGTTCTTCAACTACCAAATGAAAGAGTCAAAGTTCTGAATATTGATAGAGTATCAAATAGAATAAGAGTTTTGAGAAACCAAGATAATACAATAGGAAGTTCTCATTCTTCTGGAACTCTAGTACAAGAAGATCCTAGAAAATTATCCTTTACATCTGGTTCAATTACTACATCAAGAATTCTACCAAATAATAGAGAATTTTATTTTAATCCAGCTGAACAAATTGGACTCGGTACTGCATCTGGAATAGGACTAGGTACTACTATCACTTTTAGTAATCCTGGAGTTGGTATAACTCAAATTATAATTGAACCTCAACATATATACATTCCAAATCACAATCTTACATTAAATACTCCATTAACTTATAAAGTTAACGGTGGTCAATCAATTAATGTATGGAGTGGTATTCAATCTTCACCAATCTTCCCAATTGATGATAATTCTGACATTTTTGCTGTACCACTTTCTAAAGATTTTATTGGAATAGCAACAAATAAAGTTGGATTGAGTAGTGAAGGTGTTTACGTTGGAATTAATACTACTGCTGGTATATTATACTTCCAGTCTGTAGGTGTGGGTGATACTCATAGTTTTACTACAAATATACCTGGAACTTTAACTGGAAGAGTATCAAAAAATGTTGTTACTGTTTCTACTGCAGAAACTCATGGTCTTTCTCCAAATGATATTGTATATTTTGATCTGAATCCTCTTGAAACCATTGAAATATCTGTAATTTATAACGATTACAATAGAAGAATTGTATTTGATCCAGATATTATTACTAGTTCTGGAATTAATTCTATATCACATACAATTCAAGTTCCAAGTAATAAGTATGAATTGGGAGATAAAGTACTTTACACAAGTGATTACTCTGGTGAGGCACTGATTTCTAATCAAATGTACTATGTTGTACCATTTTTGGACGATAAAATTAAGTTAGTACAATATCCATCAGAAATTTCTAAAAATAGTCCTAATTTTGTAAGAGTTGGTTTAGCTGATACTGGAACAATTGCAAGAATTAATCCACAAATTAAAGTTCAAAAGAACAATAATCTAAAATTTAATCTTTCAGATTCTTCTTTGGGATTTATAAATTCTTTGAATGAATTTTCTGCATTTGAAATGAAGATTTATACCGACAGACAATTTAAAAATGAATTTAATATTGCAGAAGGTTCAAGTGTTTTTGAAGTTTCTAGATCAGGAAGAATTGGTATTGATTCTACTGCTTATTTAAATATCAAAATAAGTGATAATATACCAAAAAATCTTTATTATAAGTTTATTCCAGATAATTTAGACATTATTCCTGCAATTAAAGAGGAGATAGTTCAAGATACTACAGTTTATCAACATTCACAGATTAATGTGACACCTAACAAGTTTGATGGTACTCATAGAGTATCAAAAGTTACATCAAAAACTTTTGATTTTAATATTCCTTTCAATAAAGATTCTACAAATTTATATAACAAAACAAATTCCACTATATCATATCAGACATCTTCCAGAACTGCATTTGGTGGGATAGGAGATCTAACTTATGTCAATAAAGGTATTGGATATAAATCTCTTCCAGGATTTTCTTCTGTTAGATCGTCTTCTGGTACAGGTGCTCTATTAGAACCATCCAGTACAACCATAGGTAAAATATTAGACTACAAGTTTAACAATATCGGTTATGGTTATCCTTCAGATTTAACTCTTAGTGGTGTTGGTAATTTACCAGAAATATTAAAAATTGATCCATTAGCTACTTTTGAAAGTATTGGGATTTCTTCTGCTGGTGTAAATTATTTTGTTGCTCCTGATTTGGTTGTTGTAGATGGTTTAACAAATAAACAGATCACTGATGTAGATATCAAATATGAATTAGGAGATAATCAAGTTACTATTTTGAAAAATACGATTTCACTTAACAATGTTCCTCCAAATATAATTCCAATAAACAATCCAAACGGATTTAGTATTAGTTCAGTAACTTATTCCACAACAAGTAATTTGGTAAGACTTTATCTGAACAAACAATTTAGTGATCCAGAAGATTTTCCTTTTGGTGTTGGAGGTAAAATTATTGTTGAAAATATTTCCATTGGTCTAAACACAACTGGAACTGGTTATAATTCTGAAGATTATGAATATACACTCTTTGATATTACTGCGGTTGATTCTCAACTAGGTGGTAGTGGTGCATATGTTGAGTATGATCTTTCAGATTATCTTGAAGTAGGTGATTATCCAGGAAATATACAGACAGTAACTGGAGCATATGTAACTCCTGAAAACTATTTTCCAATTTTTGATGTTAAATTAACAGTCAAAGACTTTTTTGAGGGAGAAAGGGTATCAAATGGAGAGGCAACAGGTATTGTTGAAAGGTGGGATCCAGTTAGTAAGTATCTCTTCATTTCATCAAAAAAAGAATTTAATGTCGGAACAACTATAATTTCAGAAAGTTCTAATATAAAATCTAATATTAAATCAAAAATTAATTTTGAATCTACAATAAGAACTGGTGCTGGAGCTACTTTTGTGAGTGGTTGGCAGTCAATTTCAGGATTCTTGAATAATAATCTTCAGGTTATTCCGAATAATGAATATTATCAAAAATTCTCTTATTCATTGAAATCAAGAGTCGATTATGACACATGGAATGATCCTGTCAGTTCTCTAAACCATACTGCTGGATTTGAAAAATTTGCAGATTTCATCATTGAAAATGAAGTTGTTGGTATTTCAACCGCATTAGATATCGATTTAGAAACAGTCGTTGATTTGATTGGAGAAATATCTGTAAATTGTTTTCCAGATTTTGATAATGGAAGTGAAAATATATTTTACATCAACAATAATAAGGTTGTTTCGGATGAAATTGTATTCCAAAACAGAATATTAACAGATTATTTTGAATCTAAAAGTAATAGAGTATTAGAAATTGATAATATTGATTCTCAGTTTAATAGTAATCCAAGATCTACAAGATTCAGTTTTGTTGGGGATTATGATTTAAAATATACATTTAATAAAATACTCACTCTTGTTCAAGATTCTGAATTAAGAGATAGAAAACAATTTAGTATAGTATCAGTTCTTCAGGACAACAATCAGGCTTACACAAATCAATATGCAACTATTGATACTATTCAACCACTTGGATACTTTGATGTTGGATTTGGTACATCAAATTGGTCATTAAGTTGGTATCCAAGAGAATTTGAATATAATAACTATGATGTATCACAATTCTCTTTTAGTATTCTAGATAATATTTCTGGAATTAGTACACTTGATCTAGGTGATGTTGTTAATGTTTCTACAGCACATACTAATGTTTCTGTTGCAACAACCACGAATATTGTTTCAATATCTTCAACTTATAGAGCCGCAAAACTTTTGATTCAATTTGAAGATGAAAATAACAATTATTATGCAAATGAATTAAATATTATTCATAATGATACAGATGTAACTGTTTTACAGTATGGTGATATCACAAATAATACTAGTTTAAGTGGTTTAGCTGGTTTTGGAACTTATTCATCATATCTTGATTCTGGTCAATTAAAAGTGGATTTTATTCCTACTGTCGGAACGGCTGTTACTGCTAATATTAACATTGTTGCAATTAGTACTTCTGGATTTAGTGGAGTATCAACATCAAATATGTTGGTTACAGACTTATCTTCATACACTAAATCTATTACTGCTTCTGGTACTCCCGTTCCAAATGTTATAGCATCTTACACAAATCCATTCACTTCAGAATATTTGATTATTTGTGTAGAAGATGTAACAAACAATGAATTTGAATTATTTGAAATGGTTACACTTGATAATGTTTTTGAAGAAAACTTGGTCGAATATGCAAAAGTCAATACTGGATCTATAGGTCTTGGAACCGTTGGATTAACCTCAACTTCTTCAGAAATTAATATCACATATACTCCAATCGCAGGAATAGATGTTGAAGTTAGAGCATTTGGGGTTTCCCTTAAGAATTTTGATAATACTGTTGGTATTTCTTCTATTGATTTGAATAATAATATTCTTCTCTCTAGAAGAGGTAATTATACTGGAACTGAATTTGATAAGAGAACTTCATTTGATCTTAAACATAATGAAAAAATGATATTTGAAAGAATCTTTGAGGGTAATAATAGTGATGTAGTCAATCTTTCTTCAAATCAAGTGACTTTACCAGATCATTATTTTGTAACTGGTGAAAAAGTTGTATATTCTTATGAAAATTCAAATATTGATTCTACAAATGCAATTGGAATAGCTACTACCACTGTGTCTGGTGTATCTACAGACAAACTTCCTACAGAATTGTACATAATTAAGTACAGTGAATCTTCAGTAGGATTTGCTAAAAGTGCTGCGGATGCTTTACTTACCAATCCAGTCGAGTTGAATTTTGAATCTTTAGGTATTGGAACATTTCATAAAATTGTTTCAACAAATCAAAATGCTAGAGCATTAATTGCTATAGATAACATGATTCAGGCACCAATAACAGAAGTAAATGTTGAAACGGAACTTTCATCAAATATTGTTTTTGATCCAACATTTACTGTTACTGGTATCACTTCATTCAAGTCTAATGATCTAATCAAAATTGATGATGAAATCATGTTAATACAGAATATCGGTGTTGGTGCTACGAACAACTTCAAAGTTCTAAGAGCACAAATGGGATCAGAAGTTGATTCTCATGGTATTGGTTCAACAGTAAAAAGACTTGGAGGAAATTATAATATTGTTGATAGTACAATTTATTTTGCTTCAGCCCCATATGGATTGACACCAATAGGTACTACAACTGGAAGTCCTGATGAAAGGGATTGGATTGGAATAACAACAAGTTCTACTTTCCAAGGTCGAACTTTTATGAGAAGTGGAATAAAAGATTCAAGTGAGCACACATATCAAGATAATTATACATTTGATAATATACAAAGTCAATTTAATGGAGTTGATAACGAATTTACTTTAACATCTGAAGGAAATAATGTTGTTGGATTTGCGACAAATCAGGCAATAATTTTGAATTCAAATATTTTACAGGAACCTCAAGGTGCACAAGCAACAACAGGAGATATAACTTTATTTGAAAGTGCTGGTATCTCAAGTATCAGATATTTGGGGGAAAGTACTTCTTCACCAAATGATCCAAATAGGGCTACTGTTCCTAGAGGTGGTACAATTGTATCTGTGGCTTCAACTCAAGGATTTGGTTATCAACCTACAGTTTCCGCAGGTGCTTCTGTTTTTGTATCTGTCGCCGGAACAATCACATCTATTTCTATTGGAAATAGTGGTTCTGGATATAGATCAGCAGTTCAACCAATTGTTAATGTGGGTATTGTAACTTCTACTGTTGGATTGGGTACAGTAGAATTTATTGGTACTGCTGCAGTACAAAATGGTCATATTGTAAGTATCGCACTTACAAATTATAGTTCCAATCTTGATTACAACAATCCTCCTGTTGTAGTTATTGATGCTCCACTACCTTATAGTAATATTCCTCTCGTATACAGTTCCGAATCTACTGTAGGACAAGGAACTGGAGGAAGAGTGGACATTACTGTGGGTCAGGGATCTAGTATTATTAACTTTGAACTCAATACTCCTGCCGGATACTCTTATGGTGAAGGTGAAATACTTACAGTTGCAATAGGAGGTACTTCTGGTATTCCCACAGATACTTCTAAATCTTTCAGAGAATTTCAACTTACAGTTGATGAAATTTATCTTGATACCTTTAATGGGTGGACAGTTGGTGAATTGGATGTTTTTGATAAACTTGATGATCAATTTGATGGAGAAAAGACCAAATTTACATTAAAAATTGCAAATGAAATAGCTTCAATTATTACTTCACCAGGATCTCTTATTGATTTAGAAATGGGTCTTCTGGTCTTTATTAATGATATTTTACAGATACCAGGTCTTTCTTACAAATTTAATGGTGGAAGTGTAATTGAATTTACTGAACCACCTAAACTAGGTGATAGTTCAAAAATTATTTTTTATAAGGGAACTCCAGAAGTTGATGTAGTGTTTAACGATATTCTTGAAACTGTAAAAATTGGTGATAGTTTACAACTGAAAAATAATGCTTCTGCTGGTCAAAATATTTCATTCTTAGAGGATCCTAGAGTTGTAACTGGAATTACTACACTCGATACTGTAAAAACATTTACCTATAGTGGACCAGGCATCAAAACTGACGAAAATCTTGTTAGACCAATTGAATGGTGCAAACAACTTAATGATATTGTGATTGATGGTACATTTATTACCAAAGATAGGGTTGAATATGAGCCAGCTATTTACCCTTCTGCATATTTGATAGCAAATGTTGGAGTGAATAGTATTAGTGCTTATTTTGATAGTATCAGACCTCTGTTTGATTCTGAAAATGAAACAACCCTTCTTGATTATCAGTTTGACGTTATTATGACAGATCAATCGGAAATTGTTGGAGCTTCAGTGACTTCTACAGTTGGTGCTGGTGGTTCAATATCATCTATTACTGTTTTAAATGGAGGTTCAGGTTATTCCAATCTCACGAATCCAACTGTCAGTATTGCATATCCTGGAACTGAAGACAGTGGAAGAGCAACAGCAACAGCAACAGTAAGTGGAGATCAAGTCATATCTGTAAGTGTTGGTAACACTGGAATAGGTTATACAGTTCCACCACAGATTTTAGTCGAAACTCCTTCAATCAGAAGAGAACAAGTAGCGGTATCTTCATATTTTGGTGATCAAGGATATGTTGTTGGTTATGCTCAATCTGCAAGTTCCTTAGCAACTCTTGAAGTCTATATTCCTGAAAATTCTTTTATGAGAGATCCTGTTATTGCCGGTACAGCAGTAACAATGTCTCAGTTGTCTAGTGATGATTGGTTTGTTGTCAACAATTCCAATATTGGATTATCCACAAGCAATTTTGACGGAATATATCAAGTCCAAAAGGCTTATGGTATTTCAACAGACCTGTCTAGTATAGGAGTTGGTGTGACTATGGTTGTAAGACTTGAAATTAACGCATCTATTGGAACAACCGATAATACTTTCAGAAATGAAATGATTTATGGTGAATATAGTTGGGGGAAAGTTGTTTTCTTAAACAGGTCATTCTCCGAATCAAAAGAATTTATTGCAAATTCTTACAGTGGATTATCAACATCTCCTATTTTGACAAGAACAAGACCATTAAAATTTAATAATTATACTGGTTGAGATAAATAGAAAAATAAAAACAAATTATAATAAATGGCATACCAAGGTATTAATACTGGATCTACTCCAAACGACGGTGCTGGTGATACACTTCTGGATGGTGGTGTAAAAATTAACAGTAACTTTCTTGAATTATATAACTTAGTGGGTGATGGAAGTGAATTATTTGTTGGTATTGTAACTCAAATTACTGCAGGAACTAACGTAAGTGTTTCTACTGCATATGGTTCTGTTGAGATTTCTTCTTCAATACCATCTACAATAAATACTACCAATTTAAACATTAGTGGAGTATCAACTTTATCTAATGTATTGATTGGTACTGCAAATACTGAAATGATTGTTACTGGTGATACTAGAATCACTGGTATTTTAACTGTTGGTACTGATTCTGTCACTATAGATGGAAATAATACAATAGTTAATGTTGGTTCAGGATTAACATTAGATGGTGGTAATAATTTATTACATCTTGGTGATCAAATAACAATTGATACAAGTTTAGGTATTATTACTGCATTTAGTATTAAAGTTGGAAATCAAGAAATTACCGATAATGGAAATTCGGTATCATCACTGAATGTGACTGGTGTTTCTACTTTAACAGGAAATGTTAGTTTAGGTTCTTCTTTAATATTATTTGATGATCAAAAAATATTGATTGGTGATTCTTCCGATATGATCATTTATAAAAATGATTCTATTGGTAACATTATACAGGATAATATCGCTTCATTTAATATAAGATCAGATAATTTTAATTCATTTAGTGAAGATGGTTCTGATCTTATTTTTTCAACTAATGCAGATGGAAATTATGGTATAGAACTTTATCATAATAATCAAAAAAGACTTGAAACTAGAACTGGTGGAGTAAGAATTTTAGGTAATTTAGAAGTTCAATCAGGAGTTACAACTCTTGGTATCGTAACTGGAGCAA